ACCGGTAGTGGCGATGCTACCCCGTTTAGTGATTTAAAAGCATTAGCATACTTTGCAGATAAACTAAAATTAGATTCTAAAATTCCTTATTCTAGATTCGACAGAGAAGATAGAGGAACACAGGGAACATTTAGCGGAAACGCAGAAGGACTAGATCAGGAAGAAATCAGATTTTTTAAATTTATTACTAGATTAAGATCTATCTTCCAAGACATATTACTTAAGCCACTTTGGGTTCAATTCTGTTTAGATTATCCAGAACACAGAAAAGACTTTATGATTAAAAGTCAATTTGGATTAGATTATGTAAAAGACAATTCATTTGCAGAAACAAGATATATGGAGATCTTAAACGCAAGAAAGGACCAGGTAACAAAGATTGCTGGACTTTTAGATGCGGAGGGTAAACCGTATTTTTCCATTAAATATGTGCTGGACAAATACCTTGGAATGACAGATGATGATAGATTAGCTAATCAGAATGCAAAAGATGCTGCTTTAAAAAAGAAGAAAGAGGAAGAAGAAAAAGCATCTAAAGAAGCGGGAACTGAAACACCTCCGGCGGAAGGCGGGGAAACTCCACCAGCAGAGGGTGAAGAAACAGAATTTAAATTATAATAATAAATGGCAGGATTCATAGATAATTTTTCCCAGAGAAACCCCAACATGGGACGTATACTAAGGACTGTGAGTAAAATCGGATCTTTCGGGATGGAGTATAAGGATCTTGTTGTGAAAAATTCTCAAGCTATAGGGGTTTCAGAAGCTGCTATGAGACAAAAATTATCTCTGACAGATTCAGATGAGGATTTTATTTTCAATCTGGCTGCCCAAGACACATCAAATAGAAAATACATTGCTTATTTTGATAAAGATTACCCATTCAAAAGAGATTTTTTAAGAAGCTTTGCGTTAAATGCTGAGATTGAATGGATTTTAGATATTCTAGCAGATGAAGCTATTGTTTATGATGATAGAAATTTTTGTTGTAATCTTTCCCTAGTTAATCTTGATTTAAAGGATGAAGTAGCGGATTCTCTAAGAGAAAATTTTAGAAAGATATATGTTTCTCATGGATTCAATAATGGTATTTCTGCATGGCAATATTTTAGACAATTTCTAATAGATGGATTTTTATCATTTGAAATTGTTTATTCTGATACTGGAAAACAGATAGTAGGATTTAAAGAATTAGACCCGACATCTCTAACCCCTTCTATAGAAAGAGGGCCCGGCGGGGAAGCAGTCCAAATTTGGTATCAATATTTCAATGATAGTGTTAGGGAAAGAAAACTTTATGATGCACAGGTAATATACATTTCTTTTGCGAAAGGAAACACAACATCAAGAACAAGTTATGTTGAGAGATTAATCAGATCTCACAATCTTTTAAAAATTATGGAGCATACCAGAATTATCTGGAATGTTATGAACGCATCATTTCGTCTTAAAATGACAATTCCTGTAGGATCAAGATCACCGCAGAAAGCCAAAGAAACCCTTGGTGAATTAATGACCATGTATAAGGAAGACATAAAGCTTAATACAGACTCAGGAGAATTAAGTGTTAACGGAAGACCAAATTTACAATTTTATAAAAACTATCTTTTTCCTGTACAAGGTGGGGAATCACCTAAGATAGAGACAATTAATAGTGGAGGACCTAATTTAAACGTGATAGATGCTGTTGTTTATTTCTTTAATAAGTTAAAGGCAGATTCTAAAATTCCATTTAATAGATTCGCTGCTAGATCGGGTGGAACTGTTGGTACTTATAAAATAGGCGCAGAATCTGCAGAGAGAGACGAAATTAGATACAACAAGTTCATTAATAGAATTAGATCAATCTACCAGGAGATATTACTAAAGCCCCTTTGGATTCAAATGACTTTGGATCATCCAGAATTGGACAACGATCCTGTTTTTAGATCACAATTGGGTGTTAAATTTAACTCAGATAACCAATTTGGTGAATCTAAAGAAATCGAACAACTTATCAAAAAGATTGATTTTATTTCGGGATTATCTGAAATTAAAGAAAAGAAGGGAGATGAAGAAATTCCATATTTCAGTCAAGACTTCCTAATAAATAAATTCTTAGATCTAACAAACGAGGATAAGAGGGTCAATAGCATTTACAAAAAGAAAGAGGAAGAAGAAGGTAAAGAAGCAGCAGCTGCAGCAGAACCTGCAGCGGGTAGTACTACACCTTCTGCTACTCCGGAAGCTACCCCAGCAGCAGAGACAGCGGAAGAAACCCCGGCAGCTGAGCCAGCAGCAGAACCAGCAGCAGCTGAGCCAGCAGCTGAACCAGCAGCAGAAGCCGCACCATAATACCCGAAACATTTTTTATAAACGGACTTTTGACGTACATTTGAGTTGTAAAATTTAAATGAATGAAAAAAGAACTAGAATTACTCCTCGAAATAGAAAGATCCACAGGGGAAGGATCACAGAAGAAAAAGCAACAGCTAATATCGGAAAATCTATCAGTTGAGCTAGAATATATTCTAGCTATCTGCTTCGATCCCTTTATCACAACTAAACTCCATAAAATAGATTTTGAGGATAAGGATTGTAATGAAAATTTAAACCTTTACTCTGAATTTGTTAGTCTATGTGAGGAACTAAAGAAAGCACCTGCAATAAACGACAATTTAAGGGCCAAAGCCGCACGTTTGATTGAATCCACTGGTTATCATGCAGAATTAAAAAAAGTGTTTGCTAAGGTGCTTACAAAGCGAATGAACATAGGCATAGGTGCTAAGCTCATCAATAAAGCAGTAGGTAAAGAATTAATTCCAGATCCCAGCTTAATGTTAGCTGAAGATGATCATAAAGCTATTGATAAATGGGATTCCATTGTATGTGAGGAAAAATATGATGGGGTCCGCGTTATTTGCGCCATCGAAGAACGCAAAGCAAAATTCTACACAAGAGCCTTTAATGAACTTGACACTAAATATTTAACCAAGATTGCAGAACAACTTTTGCATCTAAGTAGGGATCTTGGAGACATATTCTTCGATGGTGAATTAACAGATAAAGACAGAAAAAGTGTAAGCGGAAAAGTCAATCAGATTCTAAAAGGATCTCCTAAAGAATCTATCGGTAACGATTTACTTTTTAATACGTTTGATATTGACGGAATGGCTTCTATTAGGACAGGCAAGGGCGAAGCCCCATATACGATTAGAAGACAGACACTCGAAAGGGTTTTTGAATGTGGTGGGGAAACCCCTAATGTTGTTCTGGCAAGAAAATGGGAGGCTAAGACAAAGGAAGAACTAATGCCAATCTACGAACAAATAGTTGCTGGCGGTGGGGAAGGGGTTATTATGAAAGATCCCTCACACGTATACGAATGCAAAAGATCTAAGTCATGGATTAAATTTAAAGAAGTTGAGGACTGCGATCTTGTAGTTACTGGATGGTATCCAGGAGAGGGCAAAAGAGAGGGTTTTATTGGAGGATTTACTTGTATGGATTCTTCAGGTGAATATCAGGTTAAAGTTGGATCTGGATTTACTGAAAAAGATTTAATAGAACTTTCTAAGGACCCTAATGATATAATAGGTAGAATTGTAACAATTCAGTATAATGTTCCTATAGAAGATAAGACCGGGAATAAATCTCTTTTCCTTCCTAGATTTATCGAGGTGAGAGCGGATAAAACGGAACCAGAAAATTTAGTAATAAGATTTAACAAGAAAAAATGATCAATAACTTATTAACAGAGAAGCTAAGGCCTAAAGAATTAAAGCATATGATCCTTCCAAAAAGGATCAAAGATGCTTTTCAGAACGGATTGCAGCAAAATGTTTTATTGACAGGATCGCCGGGGTCGGGAAAAACTTCACTTGCTAAAATTCTATCAAACGATTCTCCAAGACTTTTTATTAACGTTTCTGACGAAAGTTCAGTTGATACTGTTAGAGAAAAGATCACTGGATTTTGTTCTACCATTTCAATTATGAATGAGGAGAATGCAATGAAAGTTGTAGTTCTGGATGAGTTTGACGGAGCTTCTGATCAATTCTATAAAGCTCTAAGAGGAACAATGGAAAAGTTTGCTAAGAACACTAGGTTCGTAGCTACCTGTAATTGGATCAATAAGGTCCCTGATCCCATGAAAAGTAGATTTGAGGTTTTTGTATTTGATCCAATTAATAAAGAGGAGGAACAGGAGTTAAAAGAGGAGTGGCAAAAAAGAATAATTTTAATCCTATCCAAGCTTGGGATTACTATAGAGGATAAAGCTTTAAATTCTTTTGTAAAAAGATACTATCCAGATCTAAGATCCGCTTTAAATTGCATACAGAGATGGCAGATACAAGAGATAACAGAGATAAACGAACAAAAGGTATCGGAGACTGCATGGGACTACGAAGAATTGTATGAAATGCTTTTCCAAAAACTAGACCCAATTAAGAGCTATCAAACTATAGCTGGACAATATTCAAATTCAGTTGGAGAAGTGATGGAATCTATGGGCAGAGAATTGATTGAATGGATCAAGGAAAAAAAGTCTGATAAGACCCAGATAATTCCAGCAGTTCTAATACTTGTAGCACAACATCAAGCGCAGAGAACACAGGTAATAGATCCTGTTGTTAGTTTATTGTCTTTGTTTTATTCAATACAAAAATTGACACAATAAATATTATGGGAGAACAAACACATAATACCGGAAAGATAGTTATAGTTGGAAGAGGAGGATCCGGTAAAGATTTTTTAAGGAAAAAATTTGAGGATAGGGGATTTAAATACTGTGTATCCTATACAAGCAGACCTATCAGAGAAGGAGAAGAAGACGGGAAGGATTATAGATTCACCTCGATAGAATATTTTGATAATAACTTCTCGGATTTCTACGAAATAGATAAATTCAATGGATGGAAATATGGCACATTAATTAAAGATTTCAACGATTCAAATCTTTTCATAATGACACCAAGAGGTGTTAATAATATCAAAGGGGAAGATCGTAAAAAATGCTTTGTCATATTTATAGATC